CCGCCAATGTTGTATGTTTCGGTTCCAGTTCCTACTACATTATTACTAACATTAACTAACTCGATCCATTGACCACCATGGGCAAAGAATCCTTTCTGTGCATTGTGAACATGAACAAATGCTCCGTGATAATCAGATGCATTTGGTAAATCTGAATAGTCTCCAAATAAGAATGGAATGATATTGCTTGTAGCAGCACCAACTATTCTACCAGAAACACTCAGTTCGCCCGTGACAGTTACACCAATACCAAGAGTTCTTAATTTCTCAGCACCCGTATATGCTAAACCTGCAGATCCATCAGAATTAGCAAAAATGGAGTACGATGTTGTTCCTCCACCACCGATAGTTACGCTATTTTTAGCATTTACAATAATATCATTTGCATATGCACCAGCATGGCGAAGATATAAATTATTCCCAGAACCATACATCCGGAAGTAATCTGTAGGAGAAACTCCGGTGTAAATATGAATAGCGTCGGATGCTGGATTTCCACTAGATCCTATACTAAGAGTGCTAGTTGCAGGGACATCTATTCCAGTAAAAGTTGATATTCCAGATGCAAATATTTGATTGGCATCAATACCGCTTCCACGAACAGAAAGAGAACCAGTTGGATTAGTTGTTCCTAAACCAACATTCGCAAGTGTATGAATACCTACATCTGTTAATGCAAATAGTCCTTCTCCTGGTCCTCCACCACCAAATACCGTTACTGTTACGCCAGCACCAGAACCAACTGCGGTTACTGCTGCACCAGTAAAGTTGAGTGAAGTAACGTTTACTGGATTGCCAACTATAACTCCTTCATCTTGAATCGTTAGACCAGTGATGCCAGTATTTCCAGCACCCAGACCCTGTATTGCATATGCAAGAATATCGACAGATTCTCCACCAAAACAAGCTTCGGCAAGAATAATTGATACTGCGTCATCCGCAGTAAATTCAACGGGAGTTAACTTAACACCATTAATGAAGATATCAACCAATCCTACATTATAACTGGCATTGAATACAGTTTGACCTGGTGTTGCTGTAAAATTAAAAGAAGTTCTACCAACAGGGAAGTTTTCCCATGCAACCCCTGTTCCAGTTGATTTTAAATATTGACCGTCTAGTCCTGAATAACTAGATGCACCAACAGATACCGTTCCTGGTAAAGATAGTGCATTAATCGTTGCAGTTGTAGATTGCAGATTAGATGCAACTTGCAGATTACCACCAATAGTTACATCACTGGCAAGCGTAGATACACCTGTTACATTTAGAGCGGTTGCTCCAATTCCACCAACCACATGCATCGTATATAATACATTGGTCGTACCAATACCAATATTATTGGTTGCATCATTGGCAAAGATAAGATCTCCTGCTACCTCAAGACCATTCTTTACTATAAAATTCTTGTTAACTGACATTGGGTTTCACTCTCCACCCTTTTTACTTATTTATAAATATAATCAGGAAAAAAATTATTTAATAAAATGGCAGCAACAGTTTTAAGTGGTAATGGTGCGGTTGCATATACCAACAACACCGGACAAAATGTCAGAGTTATAATTAATTATTTCAAGGGAAATCATAATTGGCTCGATGCGGCTAAACCATTTATATACACAATTGCTTGGGGGAATGGTGCCGTTGCATATTATACCGCATCTAATAATCAAGCTGGAGATTTTTGGTTTGGGAAAAATATAGCATATCAGGATATTGTTCAGGGAACTGGCGGACTCTCATTAGCAATCAATAACCTTGTAGATACTGCTGTGCAGTCTAGTGGACACTTTGTACAAGGTCTACCTACTGAAGTAATGTTAGCAAATGGACAAACCTTCTCTATTACAGCAGTTAATAATTCTGCAATATCAGGACAAGCGCAGTCTGTAACCATCGATGGTAGTTACAATATTCTTGTAATACCTGAAGGTGGATGATTACAGTGGCATACTAAATCCCTTAGTTGTGAATGGATATACCTGAGCAGAAACGAAGTAGTTAATACGATCATTTGCATCATCATAAGTTACAGTAATACCAGTTTGGATACCAGCGGCAATTGCTGCGCCAATGGCATCTTGTGCTCTTTCATCTGTGAAGTAGATATTTGCTGAACCTTCAGAAAGTCCATCGGTATTTGTATATGCTAATCCAGCAACTCCGGCAGGAGAAATCCAATCAAGAACACCATTTCCAGTGCTGTAGAAGATGCTATTAGCACCTCCAACAGTAGTCGGGAGAGTAAGTCTTGCATGATTGCTCATGCCTGTTGTTGCATTTAATCCAACATACCAATCTCTATTTGGATCATATATTTTCAATTCTCCGCTAACTGCTGCATCTCCCATAACATCAAGAGGAGCAATAGGAGTTACAGTTGAAACTCCAAGATTTCCAGATGCATCTACAACAATTGGGTTTGGATCTTCAGTGTTGTTTTGAATGCGAAGTCCTTCTGTTGATCCATGGACGATCTCAAGTTTTGCTGTTGGAGAACCTGTATTGATTCCAATCGAATTCTGGACATAAAGATTAGTCTCATCATAGGTGAGACCAGCATTTCCAGTAAAGAATCCATTTTTGTTAAACTGAAGGGAATTGACTGGTAAACCAGGAGCTCCGCCACCACCACCGCTAGCAGATCCATCAAACGTAATGCTTGCGATTCCTGTTGCGTTCTGAACAGCAGTGATAGATATTCCATAACCGATGAAGTTAATCTCTGTTGCGATACCAGCAAATACTTTCTCAGCACCGAGTCCTGTTGATATTCCCACGCGAAGTGGTTCTGAATCAAATGTAACTGTGGTGATGCCTACAGTAGAATCAAATACAGTTCTGATCGTTGCGCCAATACCAGAGATAAAGTCTATATTAGAAGAGAACCCAACATAATTAGAACCAGAATATATACCAACACCAGCAGGAGTTACGGGGTTGCCAATATATCCAAACTGTTCCCAACGATTATTGTTGGTGTAAACCCATCCAACATACTCTCCACCAGCAGGTAAAGCATTATAGTGAACATCTCCAGGGTTTCCTGCAAGAACGGGAGTTGCAATACCAACGGTATACTTTCTAGAAACATTTGTGTCCCCTTGTAAGTAAAGGGAATTTGCTTCAATACCTTTAGTAGAGTTTGAAACAACTTTACCGTTGAAAATTACGGGACCATCAAATTGACTTATTGCATTAGAATCTGATCCACCTTCAACTCTAATAGATCTTGTAATCGTAGATTCTGAACTGGTTTGAAGATCAAATCCTATGACCTCACCAGGAATTACATCTTCACCAGTTACAGTTGGAATTGGGGTATCAAATACAATTTCGCTACCAGTGGTGGGATTGACTTTCTTATTGCCAATATAGAAGTCACCTCTATCATTCATTCCTGTGAGTGATACTAAACCACCCTCAGACTTGGTTGCTTGAGAAAGAATTTCTTCCTGTGGAGTAAGATTTCTATCTTGCTTTTGTGGTAGAGCAGTTGAATAGTTACCAGGACCAAATCCAGTATATTCAAATGTGTGACCAGAGGCACGAATAGCAGAATTTCTACGTAATTCAATTGGACGTGGATGAACTCTTCTAACAACCGATCCAGAAACGTGAGAAATTGTCTTTGTTCCAAGAACTCCACGGAATACTGAAACTGTTCCAGTAGAAACCGTTGCATTGATTCTCATCAGTTCACTATCAACTAACAGATAATCACCAATGTTGAGATTAAGATCAGCAAGATTATTAAATGCAACTGTATTATCAAGAACACCAATAGAAGATGCAGTTGTAGTTGTTATTCCAGCATACTCAGCAATTAATCTTCCAGAAGAATCTTCATCAGAGGTAACAATGTTACCGCCACTTGAAGAATACTTAGAGGGGAAGACAGTAATGTTACCAGAAGTCGAACGAGCACTAGTGCTTACATCGGCATTTACTGTGAATGATGTTGTTGTACCAACAGATTTAACAATGTAGTCTTTCTCAAAGAAAATATCATCAGTTCCGCTAAGACGAACATTGCTATTGAGTTTTAAACCGTGATTTAGGTTGGTAAGTACCGTTGCAATTCCGGTGATATTGTCATATGCAAAAGAATGTACATCTAAAGTTTTTCCAAGAGGAACTGCACTTGCATTCACCAAAGAAGTCATTCCAATTCCAGTAGTATATGCTAATCCAGCAACTGAAATTGTTGAAGCAGATGAAACAAGTATTTCCTTAGAATTGGTTACTGAGGAAATTTTATATGATGTATTATAGGATTTAAATTCTTCCTTTGTGATTCCATCTACACTGACAGCATCTCCAGCACTGCTATTGATCTTATCAACTATCACATAACCAGGAACATGTGGAGATGCAGTTCCTACTCCGATAAGTGCAAGGGTATTTCCTATTCCATATGCACTACCACCATCAATGATCTTTATTGATGAAAGAGTACCACCGGAGACGGTTACACGCGCAGTAGCTTGAGAACCTGTTGTAGATCCTGCAAATCCAACCAGACTTACATTATAGTAATTACCATCAGCATAGTTGAATCCGGGACTTCCAACGGTGACGCCAGTAATTCCATCAAATCCATGATCTATATCTGTATATAAGATATGATCTTTTCCATTAGAGAAAGATACAACATTGGTCAAACCAATACCAACACCATTGTCAAGAAGACTTTTGTTTAATGTTTCTCTTGTAATTGACTTTTGTGGATCATTTACAACAACTTGTCCAATAATATCTGGTAAAGCAGAGGAAGTTGCTGCTTCAGGATTGGATACTGGATTGTCTCTATTTTTTTGTGGATAAAGATTTTGTACTGGTTGAGAGAATTTGGTGGATGTAAATGGAGCAATAGAAGGTGCGTTTGAAGAGTTTAAAACAGTCAGATGATAAATTCCATCCTGTTTTCCGGAAATGTAATTTTGAATCTCTTCGCTTTTATAAACATAGTAAGTTCCAGATGTTTTCTTCTTTTTGAAGAATGGAAGATCTGGTGTTCTTATAGAAGTATTGTTTGAGAAAGTTCCAGGATCATTTGCAATATCAAAACTGAAGTGCTTTGAACTACTGATTCCAGATACGGTAAATGTTCCATTATAAGCAGAGTTCGCTATACCTGCCGTATTATTTGTACTAGTTACATTGAAGATTTCAACCTCGGCACCAACGGAAAGTCCATGAGGAATTTCTGTTCTATAGTTTGCAGTTCCACCGTCCCAAGATGCATCAGCAATAAATCTTGGATTTCTTAATTGTGTGGAATTAGAAAGTGTTGTGAAAGATGGACTATAAAGAGATGCTACTTCTAAAGTAGAACCAATAGAAACATTAGAATCTTGGATTATAAATCCCTCTGTTGGTGGAGATGCAGTAACAGTAGAATCCGCAGGAATCACATAACGTAAACGATAAATTGTATCGTTAAGACTTCTATTATCTGGTTTACGCTTAATATAAGTTCTCGGAGATGCTGCACCAAGTCCAGCAACTCCTAAACTGTTAATGATATCAAATAAAGCATTAGATTCTGGAGCACTTACATACCACTGATTGTCATATTGGACTGGGTGTCCAATATCTCCTGCTTTTTTATCGCTAACTCTGCTTATTACTGATAAGACAGAACCTCTACTATTAATAGTAATAGAATTATCAACTGCAGCGTCTTTCTGTGTCTGAGCAATCTTGATTTGATTGGATCCAGAAATTCCAGTTCCAGATGTGATAGCATGATAAATTGTATTATTTGTAATTCCATCTGGCAAAGTGCCAGTTTCACTTATGATACGAATTGATTCTCCATTTACAAAGTTATGATTCTCGGTAAAAGTGATAACGTCACTTGAAATGCTATTAATTCCAACAGAACTTCTACCTACGACAAATTTCTTCTGAGAACTTAATTCAGTTCCCGGCATGACAATTTCTGCTGTATATTCTGTAGATATTCCACTCTGAGAAATTAAAACATTCAGAGTGTCACCTGCCTTTGCACCAATACGATATCCATCGATAATTGAATCGGGTGCAACAGAGGCATTTGTCTGACCATAAAGATATAACTTAGATGTAGCACCAACACTGACAGTTTTATCAACGTCGATAGCATAATATTCTATGCTTACTTCAGCATCTTCATTTTCTTTTGGAGCAACAACATGGGTGATATATCCAACATCATCTTTAGGGAAAGCATCCTTTTTAAACCCAGAGGATCTTAATGCTACACTACCAAAGTTTGAGTTAGAGTTGGTAATAGATTGATCACCGCCACTTTCAGAAAGGAAGTGTGCAGAGTATCCAATACCAAATACAGAAACTATCTGGATATATCCATCGTTACTTGTCTTGATATGTGATGATGCGTAAGAAGGTTTGTATCTTGCGCGTGTATTAGTTTGAATATTTTCATTACCAGCTGCCGTGCTATCTTCATATAAACCAGTAATTGGATTGTAAATTACAAATGCCTTTGGATCTTTCTGAAGTCCAATACCAGTGTATTGTGCAACGACCATCGACTTGAATCCAGATGCTTTGGATCCATCAGCATGCAAACCACACATGCCATAGACGGAACGCACTGAGCAATTAAAGACGTATGGAGATGCAGAGGTTACAGTATCAACGGAAATATTGATAGTTGCTCCAGCAATAGTTGGTAATGCATTTAAAGGAGCATTTTGTACATTATATTGAATTGTTGTGTTATCAAGTTTAGATGCAACAACAAATTGTCCATCATATCCACTTTCACCAACACCTTCAATTCTAATTGGAGTGTCTACGTCAAAAGCAGTTGCATCTTCAGACAGAGTTGCTGTAATTAAAGTGGAGGAATTAACTCCGTCTCCTGCCTTAATACTAGTGATTCCAACTTCTTGTCCTTTAGATCCAACAATACGAAATTCATCGACCTTAGTTTCAATATCGATAGCGTTTGATGGATAGTCAGGTTCTACATTACGACCAGAAGAGGTTCCGTATACTAAACCGACCTTAGCATAGTAAAGATCTAAATCGGTCTTATCAGCAGTGAAGTTGATAAAATCATCATTAATTGAAACATTGTTCACACCATCCGCATATTCAAATACAGTTAATTTATGGTGAGAAAAGTTAGGAACAAATGTATTAGATGTGTAATCTTTATAGCATACATCATTAGGATCTGCATCAAACGCAGAGAATTGCCAGAAATAACTACCAGCAGTTACGCGGAAGACAGCAGATCTTTCGATTTGATCGTTCTCTGGATCTGGAACGTACTTGGGTCTTATCTTTGTTTTTCTTAAATCTAAACCAACAATAGAAGTTCCTCTTGGAACAATAACACCGCCATGAATACTGTTAAGTTTATAAAGTGCGTTATCGTTAGTTGTTAAATCATAATTCGTAGTAGAATCCCATGCGGGAAAATCTGTGGATTGAATACTACTTCTAAGAATAAAATTATTTGCACCATCAGGAATCCATCCAGGACGGTTATCTACAAGATGATCGCCAGGATATAAAAGAATAGTTGTCCTTCCAAATCTATCATTATCAAGTCCTCTTTGATAAGAAAATCTGGATGCTTCAATCAGAGCCCTTTGAATAGTTTTAAAGGGTCTTGTTAAACTATTACCTTGATTATCAAAGGCATCAGTGGAATCGATACTATTCGGATCTACGTATAGAATAGTACCGCGAACTGATTTCAGAAAATTATCTAATCTGGAGAGACCCATCTTATTAACACTAGTTTCCGTTATAACTTATTTATTATCGGAAAAAAGGGCAAATGTTTATTTCATGTAGTCTCTGATCTCTAACTCCATGTCAATATTTTTTTCTTTTATTAAGTATTCTACTGTGGTTGCTATATCCTCCATAGCAATTCTTATATCTTTTTGAGTACCAGAATGTTGATCTAAAGTTTTGGGATCTGATAGAGTCCATCTCCATTGATCCATTGCGCTGTTGTGCCAAAGATTAATAACCATATCAGTCTACTGGGAGAAGTTCGGGTTTATCTACTTCTAAATCATACATCATAGGATGGCATTCTTCTGTCATCAAATACATTGAAGCTTGATACATTTCTTGACAAGACCATCTTTTATTTTCTTCTGCTGTTTCTACTACCTCCGGTAAATTTCTAGCTATCTCTGGAAGTTCGTCAAAAGTAAAAGGTATTCCTTGAATCATATACACCAGGACTACTTTACTTTCTTCTCTTGTATCATACCAAGCGTACTCGGTGCTAAGTTGGTACATTTTCGTACTGCGTACCACGCTGATATTTATTCAGGAAAAACACTTGGTTACATCTATATTCATTTCCAAAGAAACGATCATTTGTAATATTCATTCCATGAGGAATACTTCCATCAAATATAACTAATCTGTTATAGATTGATTTAAAAGTTTTGATAACTTTGAAATTACTTTTTGATGCCCAACAAAGAAAATGTTCTGGATATTTTTGTCTACCTTTCCAACCAGGGCGATTCATTACCTCTGGATCATATAAATTGGTTCCAGAATTTTCTTCATTTTTGTTTAAATATACGATAGCATTCAAAATCTGACCTTTATTTTCACCATCTACATGTGGCCACCAATATTTTTCCTTATAGTTATTAAAAGGATTATTTACAAATCGGGTCATATTGGTAATTACAGCATTATCCAACTGATATGTAGAATCAAAAATTTCTGTTAAAAATTTATATACTGGATAAATTCGATCATCGTGGTCAATAAACCTATGATCAAAAAAGTGCTTTGAATTAAAACTAGGATGTTCTCCTATTTTCCAAAGAGGCACATCTCGATTAAAAAGATAATCTGACACCTCATCAGGATTTTTATAAAAATTATCTACAAGATATATTGGATAATCTTGAACATATTCTTTCTTTACTTCTAGATTTGGATTTAGTTCAAACATATTTTTATCTTGCTGATCTACTTGCTTAAGTAGTTAGTATCCATACGGTCAAGTTTTTTAATGGTGTCAATTAAGACCTTAGTACCGTTGTAACACATTTCTGCTGATGTATCTTCTTTTGGAGAATGACTAATGCCACCGATTGAAGGAACAAAGATCATACCCATAGGACAGAAGGTAAAGTTTTGAGCATCGTGAGATGCTCTAGAAGGCATTTTAATACTTTTCATTCCATAATGAGAACAAGACTCTAAGATGCTTTCAATGATTTCATTATCACATAATACGGGTTCTGATTTGTATGCAATTTCATATCTAAGATTGAACTCTTTGCATACCTCCTCAACAAAACTTTCCATAATTATGGCATCTAAGTCCCGAACTTGCAGGGTGAAATCAACTTGACCAGGAACAACACTAAAAGCATTGGGGAAAACATCTAGTACACCCACAGTAGCAACCAAACCATCACACTCTAATGCTTTCTTATTGATATGAGAAATAATTTCTGCAGTCTTAACAAGTGCATCATCCCTCATATTCATAGGTGTTGTTCCTGCATGATTCTCTTGACCAAATACAGAAATTAAACACCTGCGTTGACCAACAATGCCAGTGACAGCACCAATATCAACTTGCTGACAATCTAGAACTGGTCCCTGCTCAACGTGCAATTCAATAAATGCTTTGATGTTTGGTTTTTTAGAGCAATATCCAATAGATCCAGACATTGTATTTTCTTCATCGTGAAAGATTACAACTTCTATTGGACTAGAAATTTTTCCCTTCAACTCTCTTGCTGCTTCCAATCCTGCTAAAACACCAAGAACACCATCGTATTTCCCGGCAGTTGCTACAGTATCAGTATGAGATCCAGTTACGATTGGTGGACCAGAACCAGGCATTCTTCCAATAATATTTCCATAATTATCTCGTCTAACTTCTAAACCATCTTCCAGCATCCAAGAAACTACAAGATTCTTTCCTTCAAGATCTTCTTTACTACCAGCAGAACGACAGATACCAGTTTCAGTTAATCCTATTTTAGAAAGAGATTCAATTCGTTCTATTATTTTCATAGCTTTTCTTTTATATAGTGCGAGTAGGGAGACTTGAACTCCCACGGGCATAATGCCCAACAGATTTTAAGTCTGGTGCGTCTACCGATTCCGCCACACTCGCAAAAAATCAAGGATAGTATTTGTATACCCTTGGTTCATCACATTCTAACGCCATCTCCACATCTTCGTCAAGTGCCCAAGAATCTTCACTCTCAAGATAGTTGACTAGATGATCCCATACTTCTGGTGGAAAATCATCAACAAACATTCCCCAAGAACCAGTATCTACAGGATCAGGTTCCCAAGTAGAATATGAAATACTATTTCGATATTCTAAAAACAGAAAATCAAAGATATTTGATTGGTCTTCTTCAGTCTGACAGTAGATTTTAAGATTATTCAGTCTCATAGGTTGGGGGGTGAAAAATGCAATATTCGTTGAATGTAATCTTCATCTCTTTATTAGTCAGATTGCAATTTTGTGCTGCTTTTGGGAGATTCCACTTTGCAGTGAATAACATTTCCATAGACTGTCGGGTTTCTGGTCTCATGCTCATAGAGGATTTGCGTAAAAAAGAACTTTTTCATCACAGATTTTACGAATAAAATTTAGCACACTCATAAATTCGTCAACCGTCTCGCAGACCACTTCTTTTTCTGACCCCTCGCTAGAATAAAGATAAATGGTTCTTGCGGAAGGGTCTACCACACAACGGGTCAGATACTCGTCATCTTCAACTTCCATCTGTAGTTCATTGGAGTCTACAGAAGCATCGATATAGTCTTGGAAGTTTTGTTCGTCCATTTGCATGGGGGTGGTCCCTTGATTACCTGTTTATTATAGGCCCTTCTCGTGCCCCTGTCAACGGTTCAAACTATATTGACTGTCATCTCCTGGATAATTTTCTCCTTCATACTCAACGATAAGTCTCTCACCATCCTTTCGCTCTGCATGGACAAGATAGTAACAATCAATATTTGTTCCGTTACCTGATTTAATTTTAATTCTGGTGCCCCACTCAATTCCTTCAACAATTAAATCTTGCGATGTGTTAATTTGAGTTAAAGACACACTAATTGTTTCTGGATCAACAAGACCTCTCCAATATTCGGGAAGTTCAATAACATTACTGTTTGTAATTCTTCCCCTATGATAAACACCTGCTTCTGGACCTTCAAGACAAACATGTCTCAAACGATATCCTTTTTTAACTGGATGTGGGATATCAAACGACTTTCTAGAGGTAAGTGTGATTCCACCAGCGGAAACTTCTGATGCCGTTACTGTATTAGTAACTTGAAGATCATCAAACTTACCCTTTACTTGAAGGTATCTTGGGCATGCATCATCAGGATAAACATCATCTCCCGTTGTAGTTCTGGAAAGATAATCAAAATTGGGATGGGGTGTTCCTGTTACAGCATCGCCACAATTTTTACCGCCTCTAGGATTAGCGGGTTCTGTTGGTAATGTGGTCATCTATCAATTCTCCTTTACGTCATAATGGTATCCAGAAACAGAATATTCTTTATTGTTTCCGGGGTAATCTGATGGTGTTTCTCCTTGATACTCTGGAATTAACTTCTCACCATCTTTTCTTTCAGCAAAAATATGGTAAAAACAATCGATTGGCATACCTCCATTAGATTGAAGATATACTTTTTCATCATCGATCCTCTTAATTATAACATGTTGATGCGATCCGATAGGAGTTAAATTGACCGTAATTGATTCAAAATCAACAAAATCTTTCCAATAAGATGGTAAATCAATCTCCGTTTTTCTTACTCTACCTCTACAATAAACATCATTAGAAGGTCCTTCAGGACAAGTATGTCTCAATCTCCACCCTTCTTTTGATGGATGAGGTATATCAAAATTTTTCTTAGCGGATAGAATATGACCACCACATTGAGATTTTACATCACCAACAGCAATAATATTTCCTCCTGCTTGAACATCTCCGGTAGCACTAACCGTATTATCAACGTCAAGTGGTCCAAGAAGAACAGATGGTCCACTAACCGCTAGTGAGTATGGAGAATTTTGAGAAGGACTACATGCAGGAATAGCACCTCCAACTATGGGATCTGGAGAATCACTATTCTCTAAAGGACCAATCATAACAGTCGCAACAATAGTTGCAAAGGTATCATCCTTTCCTGCTAAGACAGGACATTGGAGATATGTACTTCCGTTAATTTTTATTGGACCTCTACCAAAAAGTTCTGGTTTAACTTCATCTTTGGCAACAAATAACTGATTAATATATTCTGAATCGCTAAACGATGACATAATTATTTCCTCTTAACTGATTTGGCTAATCTAGGGTTTAAACTTCCCACTAATCCCGGAGGTTTAAACGTACTAGCAGAACTAATCTTTTGAAAGCTCCCTGCCGTCATTTTCATAATATTTTGTGCAGTAGTATTTAGTTCCCCATCTGAAACTAAACTCATTGCCTCTTTGGCATTAATATTGATTTGTTTTGAATTTAGTTTAATCTCTTCATTTGATTCAATAGTAACTCTTCCAGTACGATTGTCAGTTCCAGTTGCTATTAATTGTATATCTTTTGCATTAACTTTGAATGTTCCCTTTGTATGAATCTCAATATTTCCTAAATTAAGTCCAGTCTCTCCGGCAGAAGAAATAAAGATTGCCACATCTCCTTCTGGGACATCATCGCCACATTTAACTTGATATCTTCCTCTACACCTAGAAGTTATCCACCCCTTCCTTTTTCCAGTTTGGTCCATTGTAATATATTCAAGACCACCTTGAGCTTGCATCATGATGGAGGACTTGACTTGATCAGTATGAATATGTCCAAACTTTAGATTGCCGTCTTTAGTTCTAATGTCTTTAGTTTCTTTATTTTCTGATAGTGACATTTTAATACCTCGGTACTATATCAAATACTTGTTTTGGTGGGACTATACCTACACAATCGACAACATCGACGATACCCACTCCTTCCTCAATGGTGAATGCTTGTTTTTCAGCATCCGATAATCTTTGTGTGCTGAAGATGGGAACGAAAGTCGCATTAAATCCTGTAGAAGAATTGGTTCTAATTTTTGGTATATCAACAAAACCACATCCTTTTTTAATTACCCTTGCTTCAGTAACTTGTCCAAATTCATTTACAATTAGTTCAGTTTCTACTCCTAAATTTGGACTAACAATTAATTTATCTCCTGGTCTATAACCAAATCCAGGATCAATGACCCTAAATTTAACCAGACATAAGTAAACTGGATAAGATGATGATGGTTTTTTAAATGCACCTTCAGATTCCCCTCTTCCAGTACCAGTACCAGTACCAGTTCCAGTGCCAGTACCGTCACCAGTTCCATCACCAAGTCCAGGTTTAGTGGGATCGGGAATAGGGGTTGAAGAATTGCTGACAGGTGTCTTACCACCGCCAGGTGGGGGAGTAATTCCTCCGGAACGACGGGGGGTAGGTCCAGTGCTTATTAAATCCGTTGGTTCCTTTGGATCTGAAGTCTTTTTCTCTTCTTCTTCATCTGGTGGTTTAACTGGAACCAAATCTATTGTAATTAATTCTCCCCCCTCACGTATAATTCTTGGTGGTCCATCGGGAGGATGATATGTACTACCTCCCGGTAATTTTATTGGTCTATATGGTTGAACAACACAATATCCACCTTCAGGGGTTTCACACCAACCTTCGTCTGGTTCTTTCCAAACCCTATCATTTCCACCCAAACTACCATCTGGAGCAGGAATATACCCATCTCCAGGAGCAATAACAATTACATCGTCAATTTTACCAAAGTCGGGACTGTTTTCATCCTCATCAATAGTTACGACTACACTAGATCCACTTCCTTTTCCGCATGGATCAACAAGTTCCGCATTTGGAGGAGTTTTATATTTCTTTCCACGGTTTACAATATCAAATCCAATTACGGAAGATGATATTGGACTGATGATAGCATTTGCTGCTGCACCAAATCCACCACCGCCAAAAAATCTAACAAGTGGAGGTCCACATTCTTTTGGTCCGGTATCGCAAGGTTTAGATGGTAAAATATTCTTTTTGTTTGGTAATTCGCGAACTTCTTCTATTGTTAGTTCTTTTTCTGTTCCATCACCAGTTTTGAAATAGAATAAAGTATCTGGATCGAGTTCATGAACTTTATTTGCTTGCTCGATACTTATTCCATTTACCTTCGTACCATCCTTATCGAAAAATGATACTTTAATTGCAGAATCGAATGGTATTTCCTTAGAAAACATATTTTAATCCCCCTTAAAATTCAAGTCCAGTAACATCACTATCTCCTCTCTTAACCGCTTCTCTAAATTGATCTGTTGTAGGATTATCTATATTGTTTTGATCTTCCTTTGCTGCCTGTGCTTCTTTTTCCAATGCAGCATTCAATCCCGCTTCTTCTCTTGCAAGAGTTGCTTCTAATGATCGATCATTTGGATCTGGTGTAGGAGCAGTGCTTGTTACATTATTGACTATGTTTGCTTTAGATGCGGTTGGATCTCCTGTTCCGACTGGTGCCCCACCGTCTTCTGTTGGAGTTGCAGCAGCATCACCACCAGGAACAGCAGGACCATCTAGAGATATCTCTGTATATTTTACAGGTTCTTCAGGTTCATCGCAAGTAAAGAATTCTGCAATTCCAGCGACGTAATCGAGTGCATCAAAGATGTTTCCAAATAAACCTCCAATCGCATCCATGGGACCAGAAATGAGACCCATAATGCCACCGAGAAGTGATTTTAATTTTCCAAAAATACCATCTAACAAACCTGTCATCTTATCCATAATATTATCCAGTATCTTAGATAAGAATTGTTCTGCTGCACATAGAGGGGTGCTTATAACTTTATCCAACATATCTTTAAGCAACCCACCAATTATATCTCCAAGTTGCCCAACAATTTTATTGAATCCACATGCTATTCCAGACATAGCACCTTCTACACCTTGGAAAAACTTTGGAACTTCTGATGGGAATAGATTTGAAGCAGCAGTTCTGGCTTCTTTTGCTAGTCTATCATAAGTGTATGATCTGACTCCTGCTATCATATTTTTGGTGAATCCGGAAATTTCTTTTGTAACTCCAGAAATTTCCTTTTGAATTTCATCTACAAATTCTAATGAATCTGTCGCAAATGCAGATACTTGATTGTAAGTTTTTTTAAGATCTTCAACAGTATTAACTAAATTTGAAATAGATTTTGATATTCCAGTAGTAGAACTATTGTTTTCTTTAGATACATCAAGTAGAGGAATTTTTACTTTCCCATCTCTTTTCAAATCATCAGTGGACTTTACTTTTACGTGGAATGCTTCTGTCGTAGAAAGTGGTCCTGTGCTATACCTTAGATTGTCTGGAACTTTTGCAGAAGTTTCTTCTTGACCATCCGAATACGTGTTATTAAATTGTTGATATCCTTTATTACAATTGGCATTTCCGCCCGCATCAGAACCAGATTTTCTAGATTCTTTTACTGTCGCAAGTAAAACTAGTCTTTCAATTTCTTTAGGAGATTTGCCTTGTGCCTTTGCTTTTTGTCTAGCTTCTGATGCTGCTTTAAAAACTTCTCTTGATGGTGTTTTAGATGGATCTAAAAGTTTTTTAAGTTGATTCACACTTAAATCATCTACCTTTGGTGGAAGTGGTTGATTCGCTGCACTTCCAGGACCAGTTGGTGGGGTAGGTGGTTTTGATTGTGTTACCTGTGGTTTTCCATCGGGTCCAGGTTCAACGTTGGTTTTTGTTTGATTGGGGGCAGGTTCTCCTCTCTCCTTGGGGCAGTTGTTGTTTGAATTGCCTAGAACTCCTAAAATATATCCTTCTTGTCCTGCCATTCCATCCATAAAGAATCCGAATACAACAGATCCGGACTCTATCGATGGTGTTATAGATGCTCCTCCATGACCAGAACCTGCTGTGACAGGCATTAAAACCTGACACATTGCAATTTCTTCTGGTTGGAGGTCTTCAGTGTCTCCTGTATGCCAGTTGAAAACTCTTACTTTATACCTATGTCCCCAACCTTTTATATCTGAGACACCTGTAAAAGTTGATCCTTGGATGTTATCGGTCCAAACTTCTTTATCCTCAACTCTTCCCATCCACCAAGGTGGATTCATGAAGAATTGAGGATTAAAAGCAGTTCCGGTAGTTACATCAGACATAATCAATCATCGTAAATTAAACATTCGGGTTCAGATGGATTTTGATCACAAAAGAGTTCAAGATAAGTTGGGTCATGATGATCGCCTTGTTCAATCTCCTTTTTATGATGCTCTACATATTCTTCCAGATCATGCAATTCGCCCTCAATGTGACGACGCATTTGTGGATTGGTTGTAGGATCTTCAAGGATCTCCTTATCCTTTTTGATATGGGATTCGATGCTTTCCATGAGTAGTTAATGGAGTTATGTACTATTTATTAGAAAATTAGGAACTTGCTTTAGATGGAAGTCTTCCATACGAGTCCCTGATTAATTCTAGCGAGGTTAATCCCTGAAAACCACCACTTCCTTTACCGGGAGAAACTCTGTGACATAATGCTGATATAACATACGCTCCACCCATCCTCTGACTACTTTCTGGATTTGGTTTTGTTGATTGCTCTGGCAAATCGACAAATACTACTTGTCCTGCTTCTAAACTAAAATCTGCAGGAATAACAATCGAAATTTTGTTTTGAAATATTTGATTAAATCTTGACGCGGCAGTTGCTAATATCTGAGGTTTTTCCACGTCAAGTTCATGAGAGCGATCAATATCAGTATATCCCCCTATAGACTCATTTGCAGTAAAAAATCTAGATGGTGCTTCAGTAAAAAGTTTATTGAGGTTTTGTCCAAACTCAGACCCAGCATGCAAACTTTTTGACTCCTGTGCATCTATGGTCAGTGGATTGCAACCAAAAGAACTCTCAAAAGTATTAAATAGATTAACCGTAGAATTGAATGATCCCATTAATAGTTGATCATTCATGTTAGATGTGGCATTTCCATTGAAATTAATAATTTTTGCATCATACCCAGCAGGCATCTTCATGGAAGATGAGTTGTTATAAATGTATTTTTTAACTGCTTTCTGATCTAACATCGCATCTATCGATTTAAACTTAAATCCCGATTGTGTCTCATAAAAGAAATATCCAGCACTAAATCCAACCGCAGTTGTGTCCTCTCTTATCGATTGACTTGCTAACCAATAGATAAACCAAAATGGTTTTTTAGTTGTTCCGATAAAAGATCTTTGATTTTTAGTATCTTCTATGTCAAGTTCTTTTTCTGTTTCTATAACTTCTTCCATTATTTTTCTAACGGAATCAGATATTTTTCCTTCATATTTTTTCGTAACTCTGACTGTATCATTTTTGAGATTTTCTTCTGATACTATTTCATAAATCTCTACATCAGTTTTCTTTTCAGATATTCTCTGTCTAGAACCTATATTAATATTCGTCAGTGTAATTTTTTGTTGTTTAGCATCTTCTACTTCAATTTCACACTCCTCACCATAAGTTAATTTTATCTTATCTGATGCTGAAACCTGTCCTTGTCCATCATCAGAGGGAGCTGCATTACCAGTATCAACAACCGCAATGGTGAGTTTGATAGTAGGAGACATAATGTCTTCATAGTAACTTAGTTCACTAACACCTCCAGCAAAACTTACTGCTTCCTCCCCAGAGTTGGGAGTAATATCAAATTTTTTAATATCAGCTTTAGAATCTGAATCTAATGACATTATCTTATATTATTGATAGAGTTTCATACTTATTATCTATACCTCCGCCACCGGAAGATTGCATAGAACTCATTGGAATTGGAACAGGAACTTCAACTTCTACTTCTACAGGAACTTCAACAATTTGTTGTCCACCATAAGGAGAACTGTAGTTCATATAAGACTGTAGGATCGAATCTACTTGTGGTTTAGTTTTTGCCACAAGCAGTTGTTCTAACATTCCAGGTGCAAGTTTATCCATTGCTTCTGTAGTGTCACCATCGAAGATAAATTCTGGTTTCTTCTCACCAATTAAAGCGAAGGTTGGTTCAGAAATACGTCCTCCTTTGTTGTATGCAACGTGGACGTGATCTGCATGAAGTGCTGAACCCTGCGATTCAAATGTTCCTAAATTGGCGTATGCAGGAGAACCGTGAATAATTTCTATCGGACTATATCCATTTTTCTTGTTCCATTCTAACAATGCTTTGATTACTGGTGCTTGTTCATCTTGCCCGTTGGGATTTTTTGGGTGTGTAGGAGAATATCCACCAATATCAAGTGCTCTATTTTGATTATGATAAGAAAAATAAGATCTCTTGAATTGACCAGGATGTCTTGGGTGTTGGTGGACACTGCCAGTAACTCCGATATTACCCCTGTTTGCTTTCATAAAATCTCCAAGATCACCAGCAATTTTAACTCCACCTTCTCCCTCTCCGCCACCAACATTAGCACCAGAGACATCAACAGGAGTGACATCAGTAGGAGTAACTTTCTTTGCCATTAGAGGATTGACTGCTTTTAACTTAGCATCACTACTTAAATCGCTAATCTCATTTTTCTTGTATGGATCAAATCCCATACTCTTCATAATTTTTTGCATTGCTCCAACATAAGATTTTTCACTAAAACCCCGTGCAATATTGGCAGGATCTGTATTTGGAGAATATTTACCGACAACTGCTAAGATTCCTTCTATGGGAGTTTCAAATGCCTCATAGTTTTGGGGATGATTATCAACTCTATGCCATAATTTTATATTATCTTCAACTGCTTTATCTAAAGTCGGGTACTTGGTCCATCCATTAGAGTCACCTGATCGTACTATCGTACCATAACCTCTATCACCAGTTTGACCAAATGCGTTTGTCCTTCCAGTGGAATTGAAAACACTGGATAGATTAGGATCCATATATCCAGTCTCATGCATTGCCTGAGCAGCAACAATCTCAGGATATTTTGCATTATATTTCTTTGCCAATTCATACACCGTCGCAAATGCTTGCTTTTGTGTTAAATTCAAATCAGCACCACTAATTTCTGATGGTTTCAAACCAGTTTGTTTATGTCTATCCTCTAAGTCACGATTTTTAGATGAAGGATCTATTTTAATCAATCGATCTTTAAAGTTCTTGATAGCTTTATTGACTTCTTTTGATATGTTTCTCTCAATAGATTGTGAAAGTGTTTTGCTATAATTTCCTCCCGAAGAGATGCTTGCCAAGTCAACTTGACCACCACCAAAATACTCAAGTCTACCAGATGCGATCGATTTATTCATCCAGTTATTGAGACCAGCACCAGCACCATCGTAGTCTGCTTTAGATGGTTTGTCCCCTAATATTGTTTTGAGTCCCAAAGCAATTAGAGAACCAAGATTTCCTGATTTTCTGTATTGGTCGTGAGTTTCTACAAGAACATCATACACACTTGCTTTTTTGTTATTTTTATCTAAAGTATCTGGATATATTGATTTGACTACTTTTTCGCCACCAATAGATTTTCCTGGATTAACTTTTGGTTGGGATACTAGAATTTTTTGTGGTTGTTGTCTAGTTTTTATAGACCTTTTTGCTTTCCCACCAACAACTTTTCCACCTCTAGTAGCAGGTTTACCACCGCCCGCCATCTTACTCATCATCTCTTTTTGAGATTTGTCATTACCAAAAATATTTCCGAAAGAACCTTTTTCTTTGAATGCAAGACCCAAAGTCAACATATTCAGTGCTTTTCTTACATCTTCACGAATTCTTGCATCAAATTTAGCAAGATTATTTGCTTGCTTTTCTTTATCCTTTTCACTTAAGAAAGGAAAACGAAGAAGTTCTATTGCATATCTAAAGGGAGCACCAACAAGGTCAAGTAAAAATCCAGTAAAGCTTAGACTTGTATTAGCAAATCTTGATGCTTGAAAAACTGCCCAACTAAAAGCTCTTCTTGGATCTATTTTCCATTTATCTTTGTGTTTTTCGTAATTCTTTTTAGCACCCTCTTCTATTTCCTTACCCTTACCTCTAAGTTGGAAAGCACCCTCACCTAAAGCAGATGCGAGTAATCCTGCTCCAGCAACTACAGAGGCAGTTCCAGCAACAGTGAGTTTACCTCCTTTTGCTAGAGTTCCAGTTATCTTTCCGCCTAATTTCTTACCAAGTCCATCACCAATTCCAGGACCATCACCACCACCACCCGAAGATGCAGTTGCGATAGCAGTCACTATCGCTACATCAATTAACGTACCCATTAAACCAGTGAACTTATCAAAATTCTCTGCTAGTCCCTCACCACCAACATTCTTTAAAAATTCTTTTGTTCCGTCAAGTGCTTTATATCCCCAATCAACAAAAGTTACAAATCCATCCAAAAGTTTTCCAGAGATATTCATAATGAATTCTCCAGCAGAGACAATCTTAGGAAATATCTTTAGTAAATCTGGTACAACAGGTAATAACTTTACTGCAATAATCCCTAAAAGAGTGTTAAAAAGGAATCTTTTTATCCACCCAAACAACCCGAGTTTGGGTGCTGCTGGCACTTTGACGCCCTTAACATCTTTCGGTTTATTCTTTTCTAGTGCCTTTTCTCTTGCTTTAAATTCTTCTTTCTCTTCATCCTTTCTATCTTTTTCCTGTATCTTCTTTTTTGTTAAAAAAGAACTTTTTAAAATAGTATCGACAGAAATTACTTTTTGTTTAATTGATTCTAAAATATTAATATTAGAACTCTTAACAATTTTACCTCCATCACTTTTTACTTTTGATATTTTAACAAGTGCTTTAGAAATATTAGTTTTTGGTTTGACGATTGATGACTCGCCCTTTCCATATGGAATTAGATTTGCCATTATCGCTTAACTCCCAGTGTTGCCTGTGCCAATGAAGTTCCACTGCTATGAGTAGGTGAAGGACTTGGTGCCGTTTGTCCTCTCGCTCCACTACCACGCTTATTTTTCTGTCTCCGACCCATTTTTGCAGCATAAGTTTCTGGTTTTGCCATCGGAATCGGAGTAATCTTTGGCGCGGATTTTTTTTGATTAGAAGAAGATAAATGTTTTGTCGGGGATGTTGTTGCAGCAGACTGCACTTGTGGTCCTTTTTTAAATCTCTTAAATTCAGAAAAAGACATTCCAAAATCATCAACATCATATCCACCTCTCACTTTTGTATGGAGTGGGTGATGTGGATCGTCTTGTATTGCCAAATATTCTGCTCTCAATGCAGAATCATCTTGTTTAGGTGTTCCCATAAAGGAGGAACCCTTTAGTTTTGCTTTGCTTGCAGCAAGAGTATCAAAGTCTTTTTGTTCTTGTGCTGTTGGTGTTCCTATATTTCCATCCTTAACCGTTCCACCCATGGATGTTGCCATACTCTTTGCTCTGGATTTTACTTCCTCAAGAATAGTCTGTGTATCAATCTCTTTTTTTCTAAAAGAATCAAATAAACTACTAAGCATACCAGGAATAGATCTAACTTTTGCCTGATTTGTCAAAGCATTAGTGCCGCCGCCACCTCCACTCATGCCAGGAATAGGAAGATTCATCGCCATCCTACCCAGAAGTGGACCTGTGGTTTTTATATCAGGTGGCAGAGATAAATCTGATTTATTTGATGAAGAGTAAATTTTTTCCAATTTCTGGCGAAGTTTTCTTTCATATGCACCTCTTCCATACTCTTTATCGTAATTTGCAATTTTACCAGAACTGGTACTCTTCATTAACTCAGACACTCTTACATCAATATCGAAATCTCCTACATTTGCATTTAAATCAACTGAACTACTAGGACTCGTAACAGGACTAGATGATATTTTTGTTGCATCAATTCTAGAATTCTTAATAAGTAATGGATCTCTTACCCTTTCCTTACCAGCATCTTCTCCAATATATCCACCACCAGAAGCATAAGTCACACCTTCCATTGATATTTCTGGGATATTAGTTCCGCCACCTGCCGCATTCATTGACTCTAAAGTGTCAACTCCATATCTCTCAACAGCACCATTCGACATCACAAATTCCCCGTCAGTAAGCATTGCAGGAACTTTGTCTTTTCCTTTAGGTCCTTTTACAAGACCACTGAACATTCTCCCAATGTTCATCAAACCACCACCATTAAATTTTGGCGTTGGTGGTTTTTCAGATCCAGATTGGGATGGTTCTGGATCTACTCCTCCAAAATTACTAATTGCATTTGAGGTTGCCCCTACAGTTAAAGCAGTGGCACCAATACTTAAAGCGCCAGTTAAAAGTTTTCCTTTTCCACCGCTAAGGAAACTAGCAATACGTCTAGCACCTGCTACTTTCTTTGCTGCTAAAAGTTTTGCAATAACGATCGAAAGTTTTACCGCACCTTTTATTAAAAGATTTGTTAGTGTGCCAATAAATCTTCCGAATCCTGTTCCAAATCTTAAATACAGTGCTAAGAGAAGTGGCCACTTATCCTTAAGGAATCTGAAGATGCTTTGTATCTTATCCTTATTCTTTTTATCACTAAACCAATCAAACAGTTTAACTACTGCTCTTCCGATCAAAGTAAACATAATAAATTTAATTATTTTATCAAAAATACTTTGAAATGGTTTTGTTACAGTCGATACTGCTTTTTTAAGTCCTTCAAATACTTTTGATTCTAATCCAAGTTCCCTCTTCTTTCTCTTATCCTGCTCTGCTTTTTTTCTTTCTGCTTCTGCAGAGTCTTTGCTTTGATCAGCAATCTTAACTAAAGTTGCTAATATCGAATCAAGAGTCTTACTAATAGTGATTAAAGGATTTTCTCCTACATCTTCTTTTGATATTGCATCGACGTTTGTTTTAGCAAGCGCACCGCCTCCACCAGGGGGAAGCATCAATCTTCCTTGTACTGCCCCAGTCTGTTTTTTAATACCACCAATACCTAGTGATTCTGCAGATATCTTTGTCTTTTTTGGTTCTACTCTAAATCTACCTTGCTTCCTTTTTATTCTTTTAAACTCTGTTGATACTAATTCAACTTCTCCACTATCTACTTTCTTTCCTCTATCTACAGCAGATAAGAACTCTTTAATAGCACTTTTATAAGTAGAATAATCCATCTCGACTTCATAGTCTTCGAGACCGATTATTCTTAGAATTCTTTCATCTATTTGTTCTCTAGTACTTGTTGTTGGCATTCTGCTGTTGTTTGTACTCTTCTTCCTCTATGTGTTGCCTGAGAAGTTCGACATATACGTCTCTCTCCCAAGGTATCATATTTTCAATTTCAGTCAATGAATATTTATGGTACTGCATTAACGAAAAATTAAGGCGGAAATAATTAGGCAGGTCCATATGAACCATGCCTATGCGAAAAAACTCGACAGACCCTCCAAAACTACCTCACTTTCTACATTTGTTTCTGGATTTTTTACCATAACTTTATGTGAAAGTTTTGGCATTGTCTCAAAGAACTTTTCAACTTGTTTAAATTGCGATGTGTTCATTTGATCCAAGAAATCTAACAATTCTTTCTTTGTCACATCAGCAGTAGACCACGCTTCTTCTTCATTGAAGATTTGATCTACACAGGCAGCAACCAGTTCAAAAGATTGCTCCATAGCATTGTCATCTGTAAAATCAAAATTACTCTTAATGAATTGATCCAATGATGGGTATTTCATTTGCATCATTAGACTATCATCTAATTTTATTTTTGTATCATGATCATCACTCTTCACAACCTGAATTTCATCAACATTGATTTGAATTGGAACAGTTGTTTCACCGTCATCGGGGCAAATGATATTAACATCGATTACCTCTCCAACAGATTTCCCCCTAATATTTAAAAACAAATATTCAATATCAAAAGTCGGCAAAGACTCTACTTTAATTCCTCTTGTTAAAATGCAATTTTTAATAACCGATTTAATTGCATTAGTAATTTGTTTTGTGTCTTCAGATTCTAGTGCAATGACAAGAAGTTTTTCTTCTTTAACAAGAAATGGTCTGTATTTTACTTTTTGCTCAGTAGAAGGCAAAACCAATTCATATGTTGGTGTAGCAATTTTCGGTAAAGGCATAATATCCTATAGTATATTTCAGTGTGATTATTTATTGGTCTCGGAAAGGAGTGTCACCAACCTTCGCTTGTAGACTTCTAATATATTCCTCTGATGCACCCTGTCTCCTCATACCCTCAATGTCTCTTCTGGTGAAAGTTCTGCCTCCAAAAAGAGCGAGTTTAGGTCCAACTGGCGGACCTCCTCCTGTTGCTGGTGGTGGCGGTGGTGGTGTTGGTGGTTGTGCTTTTGATGGAACATCTTCTCCAAGAGGATATTGACTTTTGTTTGGATCGGGAACTCCTTTTGCTGTTTCCTGTGCTGGTGTGCTGGGAGGACTTGCTGGGATTATTGAATTGTCAACTACATATCTATCATATGTAAATGAAACCGTGCATTTCAATAAATTTGATGCATCATAAGAAACTGGCATCGATGTTATTGATATTGGGAATGCATTAAAGAACGTATACTTAATTCCGGAACTTGCATATGTTTTTCCATTTGAATTGATGTTACGTCCTGTAATTGACCTTGCAGTTCTATCAAACTTGGTAATGAACATTGTGGTTTTGTATGATTTTGGATACATCATACGATAACTCTGATTTAACTCATATGAATTTGCTACTTGTTCACCAGATATAAATTGCATCCATCTTTCAAATACAAGTATCTGATTGTAGTCTTTATTTACATAAAAAGTAAAATCTGCTCGATCATCATATATTCTTCTATGTGCATGTCTTTGTGTTACTCCAGTAAAATCACTATTCAATTCATTGGTAGCAAGATTAGATCCTGGAAGAGATGCTTCGGAACAAGATAATGTTAATAGATCCGTATCTGCAGGAGTAACTAACTCAATAAATCTTTTTGGCGTACCTTGTCTCTCTGATGGAAATGAATCGGGAATGACAAAAGAGCATTCAAAATGGGAAGTTAATGCAGGATGCAATAAATTCCTTTTAATGTCCTCTACTTTTCTTATGCTGGGATTTACTGGCTTTGGATTTGCCATCTATAAATAGTTTTTAACCGTTATTATTATGTATAATGGAAAATGGCAGAAAGTATTAAAAGCATCTATAAACCATCGTATCCAGAGAAATATAAGGGAGATCCAAATAATATAATTTGTAGAAGTAGTTGGGAAAGAAAATTTTCTTATTGGTGTGATCACAATGAAAACATAATTTCATGGGCATCAGAAGAATTTTGCATCGGATATATTTCGCCAATAGATAATCGCGTTCATAGATATTTTCCAGATTATTTAATAAAGGTTAAAGAAAAAGACGGTAAGATAAAAACATACGTCATTGAAGTGAAACCCAAAAAACAATGTTCTCCACCTAAAAAACCAAAGAGGCAAACAAAATCATACTTATATGAAATGAAAACTTATGCCGTTAATCAGGCAAAATGGAAAGCGGCGAAAGAATGGTGTGATGACAGAAAATTAGAATTTAAGATTATCACAGAAGACGAACTGGGTATCAAATGAATCGTATAGAACCAATAATACAAGACATTCAATCGGAAACAAATGTTGAAGATAGAATGGAACTTATAATGTATGCTTTGAATGATACAGTAACACCTATACCAGAAGAGGGAAATATTTGTACTTTTAAATATTATGCAAAAACCCCGAATATTGAATATGATCAACATCCCCTTGTTGCAGTGACAGAGATATTTTCCTGGGGATTTCGTGGTCTTAACTTTCATCATGGTGAGTACAGGCAATATACTTGGGAAGAACTGGGAACTCAAGTATACATTGTAAATAGAACTGAACTTGATGATCTAGTCTCGCTACAATATGGAAAATTGGTGCTAAATAAATAAAAACCTCGTTCAATGGGATCAGCAAATAGAAAAACAAGCGGCGTTCCAGGTAAACCACCATGTCCGGAGGGGAGTATTTGTAGTGGACAATCTCGGACGTTTGTTGGCAGAGAAACCAAAACGGAAACATTCAACCCCCGAGGTGCCAGAGTAATTACCAGGGAAAAAGTAATTAATCCAGGAACAGGAATTTATCATGCCTCTGCAACTAAATTAAATCCTGATGGAACCTCAACCACAGATGTTTATATAATTAAAGATAATAAGTGGCAAAAGGCTGCAACCTCGAATGATGGCGGAAAGACATATACTTTTGACGATGATGTAGCGGGTGCTGGTTTAAAAAAAGAACTTAGCGATCCTCAAGGAGCTATGCATAAAAATGTTGATGCAAATATAAACAAAGCAGCAGACAAAGCAGGAGTACCCCCATCAGAAAAAGCAAAACTCCTTGATAGCAATAAAAATGTTGAAACTACAGAAGGAGATGAAACAGATCCAGGGCAAGCAACACAAGCAGAACAAGCGCAGACTGAGGATGCAGAGGGTGGGGTTAGATCAGATTATGGTCATTCAACTTATCCTTTAGAATTAGCAACCACCAAACAAGATTACATCCAGTTTTCAATGGTTCGTTATCAACCAAAAGGTCTATCAACATCGAGTGGATCTGGAACTGGAGGAGAGAATTTAATGGGTGTAAATTTTGGTGGAAGAACAAAGGCGGAAGATAGAGTTCCCATGGGAACCGTTACCCTACCAATTCAATCTGGAATACAAGACCAGAATAATGTTGATTGGGGAGAAAATCAACTTAGTGCAATTCAAGCTAATTTTGCTGCTGCAGCGGAATCAGTGATGAATGCGGGGGTTGCAGGTGCAGAGTCATCTGCACAGAATATAGGTAATACTATTCAAGCCAATTCAGCAGGAGTCAAACAGCAAATAGTAAGTAGTCTGGCAGCTGCGGCAGTTGGTGCTGATAGTAAAAGTCTTTTTACAAGAACTACAGGTGCTATTGTCAACCCCAATCTTGAACTTCTTTTCAATGGACCTCAATTGAGAACATTCAGTTTTAATTTTGTTATGTCTGCAAGAGAAAACAGAGAGGCACAAGCAATTAGAAAAATTATTAGATTCTTCAAGCAGGGTATGACCGTAAAGAGAGCAAAATCTTCTCTTTATTTAAAATCACCCAATACTTTTGCAATCTCCTACGTTTATGCAAGGGACGGACAACCTCATCCTTGGATGAATAAAATTAAAGAATGTGCTCTGACTGCTTGTACTGTAGATTATACGCCATTAGGAAATTTTTCTACTTATGAAGATGGTGCAATGGTTCAATACAATCTAGGATTAACCTTCAGTGAACTTGAACCTCTCTATGATGATGACTACACGGCAATCGATCAAAACTCAGATACCAGCATAGGATTCTAAAATGGCATCATACTTCAGACAAGTTCCGGATTTTGAATACGTCTCAAGAGACGATGACAGTAAAGGAATATCAAATTTTACCCCAGTAAAAAATCTTTTCAAAAGAGGAAAGTTGAGAGATGATATTTTTGGAAATTTATCTCTTTTTGAAAAATACTCAATTAAGGGAGATGAAAGACCCGATAATGTCGCATTTAAGTTTTATGAAGACTCTACATTAGATTGGGTTATTTTACTTGCTAATAACATACTAAATGTACAATCTGAGTGGCCATTACCACAACAAGTATTTGATGAGGTCATGTTAAAAAAATATGGCACTTACGAAAAATTATATTCTGATATTCATCACTATGAAACTAAAGAAATTAAGGATTCTTCTGGTGCGATAGTTCTACCTGGCGGTTTAAGATCTCCAAATACATGGAGAACAAACGGTAACTTTATACAAATATCAAATAATAAAATCTCTCAGATTTTTTCTAACTCCGATGGAGTTGTTACCATCACAATGAATAATGGCATCAGCAATCTCACTGTTGGTGATCAAGTTAATGTTCAAAATGTATCTGAGTCTGTATATAATGGTAAATTTGTTGTAACTGGTACTACTTCTATTAGTGGATCGGTTATTTCCTTCACATATGAACTCGATACTGTTCCCACAGTACTGAATCCTGTGATGAGCACCTCTAATAGAGAGGAAGTGTTATTCACTGTTTATGATATTATTGGGTCTGGAAATTCATTCTACTTTGAGTTTTTTGATGAGATTTTAGAGGAATATTCTACGATATCATCAACAGATTTACTTACACCAATAACAAACTACGAATACGAATCTATAGAAGAAGAGAAAAAAAGAAATATATTAATTCTAAAACCAGATTATTTACGCATCGTTCAAGATGATATTGCTACTATCATGCCATATAAAATAGGTGCTGCCCAGTATAGGAACAGCACCTTAAAGAGAGGAGATAATATTAGAATATATCAGTAATCAACTCTCAGCGAGTTTCTGGAAATAACTAAGAGCATCATCTTCATCAGAGTCAACGGACTTGGTTGGAGTGATGTCCGGAGCATTAAAGTCTGCTGCAGGTGCAGGAGGTTTACTCGACTCAAAGTTAGGTGTAAAGGATCCGCGACCTTCACTTTCATCTTCATAAGATTCATCACGAACAACATTACGAGACTTCTGTCCCAAAACCATCTTCAGACGTGTTTCAAGTTCCTCATAAGTTTTGAATTGATCCGGAGCAGTAATTGCTGCAAGAGAATATTGCTTTTTCCATACTCCTTCTAGTGCATCGTCATCATCAAGCAAAGGAGAAGGACGATCGAACTCAGAAGCATCATAGTTCCAATAACCATCTTTCTTCTTGAGTTTAAGTTTGAAGTTAGCACCCTGCCAAAAATCGAAAGGATTGATAGGAGTTTCGTCTTCAAACTCAGGTTGCATTGCTTCCATGATCTTGTCAAAGATCTTCTTACCAAACTTGTACAAGAAGACACGACCTTCATTCTGTGGATTTGCTTTGTCCTGCACAACATAAATGTTGGCATAGTAAGACAGTTTGCGCTTCTGCTTACGAACAGTATCTTTATCGGAGTCAATACCGCTGTTCCACAGTTCACGATTATATTCTGACACGGGATCTTTGCCACCATTAGTGGTCAAAGAGTTTTCAATATACCATCCACCAGGACCTTGGAATGCGTGGGAGTACATCTTTGCCCACGGCACATCTTCACCTTCAGATGCAGGAAGAAAACGAATAACGGCATAACCATTGCCGGTTTTGTCCATTTCGGGTTTCCAGAGACGATCATCTCCTCCACCACCAGTATTACTTTGCTTCTCAACTTCTTTAACCAATTTGGCAGTTAGAGAACCAAGAGAAGATTGCTTTTTAAGATTTGCGAAAGACATAGATTTGTTAGATTAGTTGGATTTGGCTTGTGTGTACTTCGTTAGTATAGAGGAGTCAGGGTTCATTGTCAATCTGTTGCTTCATCATATTGAGCATACTAGACATATTATTGAGAACAATACTCATGTCAGTATTGGGTGGCATTCCCATCATAACAGCAGATTCTTTAATTCTTTCCCTCATTTCTTTTGCATCTGGATCATCAGATAAACTCATCCTTGTATAAAGAACTTTTTGTTTTTCCAAAAGTTTTTCCAGAATACCTACATGCTCTAATCTCTCTTTTTTCGACATAGAAGGAAATTTGAAGACGTTTTGGTAAACTTCTTCTTGCAATTCACTAATTTCAGCCATCTCTGCACGAACGACATCAGACTTAAAAAAACTCATGAATCCTCCAGGATTAATTCCTTCAAAATTTTACGAAAGCGAAATACATCAATATTTAGGAAAGGCGAATATTTTTTTATTTTCATACTGACGGTTTCCCACACTGGATCATCCATTTTTTTGTCAAAGTTATTTCTATAAGAAAATATTTTATCATATATTACCATTGTTTCTATACTAATGTCCCCACCAAGGTGCTTTTTCAAAACAAGTGGATGTCCCTTTGTACAATCAAATACAACATCAACTTTATTACCAAAAAATAATGATTCACTCTCTTCTTTAAAAATATACGAGAGAGATTGATTTCTCTTTTTCCATGCCGTATATCTGCCCTCACCCTCGCGTATCATTTCTCCTATCCAAAGTTTACTTGGATCAGTGCAGGTGATAAAGTTAGACACAAAGAAGTCTACCACTTCCTTATCATCTTTGCCCCGTGCTAACTTCTCAAACCAAAAGCGGTCTTTCCTTTTGTAGAATGACTGAACAGTTGCGCGACTCTTGCCACAGTATTTGTGATAGTCATACTTATCTTTCGTGAAGTGATTCTTCAACGCAAGATACTGTTTATAAGCATCAAAAGGCATCATGAAAAAAGTAATATGGTCAAATTTTGCCGGGATTTTTTTTCCCTGATTTTTGAAATTAAAAGTTAATTTTGGTTAGAGGGGTAGTTTTGCACGGGAACTTCTCTTAAGAAAGTTTAGTTCCGTTGCTTCGTATTTAATCTTCTCTTTTAACGGTTTAGAGATAAGTTTGGGTACGGATTCAAGATCAATACCATTCTTCTCACAGAAATGAATTATTGCATCGATGTAATTCATTTCAACATTTACTTGCACAAGACTTTCAATCTCCTGTGCAAATCTCGATGGACAGAAGAATTTACTTTCAAGCACCTTTTCTAATTCATTCTCCATCTGACCCAGTATTGTGATGTACAAATTCTTTAATATAACGTACTAACAATTTAATATAGTCCCCTTTGTTTCTTTTGTCAAATACTTTTACCTCACCACCAGGAGTAACCATGATGGTAATCAGTTTTTTGACGGGAATACCAGTCAGTTCGTAGTACGCTGCCGCATAGAAAGTTTCTTGGACAAAGTAGTTTTCCAACCACTCTTCTGGTTTAATCTTTTCAGATGTCTTAAAGTCGATGACTGCGAGTTCTCCTTCATACTCTCCAATGCAGTCAACTCTGCCTGCCAAACCAAGGTACTCTGAATATAGAGTCCTTTCTATAGCGTGTATATTATTTATCTTGTCTAGATATGGCTTTGCATGATGAAACATAAACTGAGTGGCAGGTCTAAACTCATCCCAGTTTATTTCATTGTTTCTCATATAAACTTCAACAGCTTCATGAAAATCCGTTCCACGGGCAGTTGCTTTTTTTGTAATACGATTTGCTTCTTCAATACCAACTTTTTTTCGCCACTTAGCAAAAATCTGTCGATTATAAAAAGAAGTTACGGATGTAATAGAAGGAACCCATTCTCCATTTGGAAGATTATATAATCGAATTCCATTCGTTTCTTTTTTGTTTAGTTCAAGATCACCAAGGTGATTTACGTATTCAAAAATCATATCTATCAAGTCTGCAATTTAAAGATTCAAAAAATTATGTGGTTTTGACCTCATACACCAACGTCCATCTTCGCAAGTAGATATTCTTTAACTAAACCAGACCGAACAATATCATCAACTCCAAACTCAACAATATCAACAGAAGGCATGATGCGAAGAATTTTCATGAAGTCTCCAATACCATTCTTTTCGTTTGCTTTTATCAAATCACTCTGAGTTGCATCACCACAGAACATAATCTTAGAATTTTCACCAGAACGAGTGATAATACTGTCAAGTTCGTGAAAGTTTAGATTCTGAAATTCATCCACAATAACAATGGCATTATCAAGAGTAGTTCCACGAATAAATGATGTAGACCAGAAACTAATAGTGCCTTGCGTTTTAAGATTTCCATATAGCATTTCAAAATCAGAATCCGTAGGCATGGAGAACATGTATTTGACCATGTTCTTGTATGGGATTTGATAAAGAGAAGACTTATCTTCATGATCTCCGGGGAGGAAACCAATCTCCCTAGTTGCAACTAAAGACCTAACAATATAAATTTTTTCGTAAGGTGTTCTTTCGTCTAAAACTTCTTGAAGAG